GCACGGCAAAAACATCTATCTCTACAACGATTCCAGGTATGCAGGGCCACAAGATCACAAAAGAATCTGATAGAGCCAAGCAAGCAGTAGACTTTCAGCACCAATATATAGGATTAATTAAAGGCTAGGATAAAACATGGCTAAGAACGACAACAACCCAAGAAATCCAGCGGCGCCGCTGTTCAAAAGACTGACTAGACTTTTATCTGGACCAGTTGTTAACTACCGCACGCAAGTTGGTAGACAGGAACGTAGAGCAGATTTAGATAAGTACCGTTATCGTTTTCGTTCTATGTCTGGTCAGGAGTTTAAGAGGCACGACTCCAATCTTTCACAGAACTACAACCTTTTTACATCAGCTGCATTTCGCAACCAAAACAGAGCAGAACGTTACATTGACTTTGAGCAGATGGAATACATGCCTGAGATTGCTACAGCGTTGGACATCTATGCCGACGAGATGACGACATCAAATGAGTATGATCGTCTTCTAAACATCGATTGTCTTAACCACGAAATTAAGACTATCCTTGAGTCTCTATTCTACGACGTTCTAAATATTGAGTTCAACTGCTTTGGTTGGGCGCGTTCAATGTGTAAGTACGGTGACTTTTTCCTTTACATGGACATTGACGAGAAGCTAGGTATCACATCCCTTATTGGTATGCCGAACAACGAAGTAGAAAGATTAGAGGGACAGGATCAGACAAACCCTAACTACGTCCAGTATCAGTGGAACGGTGCTGGTATGACCTTCGAGAATTGGCAGGTTGCACACTTCCGCATTTTGGGCAACGATCGTTACTCACCATACGGTACATCCGTTCTAGACCCAGCCCGTCGCATTTGGCGGCAGCTAACACTTCTTGAGGACGCGATGATTGCTTATCGCGTTGTTCGTGCGCCAGAGCGCCGCGTGTTTAAGATTGACGTCGGCAACATTCCGCCACAAGACATACCACAATATATGGAAAAAGTCAAGTCAGAAATGAAGCGTAACTCCCTTGTTAACGCTACAACTGGTCGTGTGGATCTTCGTTACAATCCTCTATCACTTGAGGAAGATTACTTTATTCCGATGCGTGGTGGCGTTGGATCGGAAATTACATCGCTCCCTGGCGCCAAGTCTTTGGACGACATTGAGGATGTTAAGTATCTTCGTGATAAGTTGTTCGCAGCAATTAAGATTCCGCAGTCGTATCTAACCAACCTTGAGGGTGGTACAGAAGATAAGACTACCCTGGCACAGAAGGATATCCGTTTCGCAAGAACTATTCACAGACTTCAAAGATCGTTAGTTTCCGAGTTAGAGAAGATGGCGATAGTGCATCTTTACACATTAGGCTTCAGAGGTCAAGACCTTTTAGGATTTAAGATTACTTTAAATAATCCTTCACGTCTTGCCGAGCTACAGCAGCTTGAATACATGAAGACAAAGTTCGAGACCGCTACATCAGTTCCAGAAGGCACATTCTCAAAGCGTTGGGTTGCTTCTAACATTCTTGGAATGTCCGATTCTGAGTTCCTTCGCAATCAGCGCGAGACTTTCTATGATCGCAAATATCAGCAGGCCCTTGAGTCAGTTGTTGATGAGGGTGCGGAGCTTGGTGGTGAAGAAGGTGGTGATCTTGGAGGTGACCTAGGCGGCGACCTTGGGGGAGATTTAGGTGGTGACTTAGACTTAGGTGGTGACGATCTTGGAGGCGATGACGCGGCTGCTGGTGGCGCCGAGGATGACGTTTTATTAGCAACTCCGGGTAGACGGGAAGACAAGCCGACAAAACACCAAGGAGCGCCTTATAAACCTGTTGATGTAGATAAAAGAAAAGGCTCTGCAACAAGGCATTCACAAGGGCCGATGAAGCGCGAAATTAAGCGAATGGTCCGCGGCCCAGAGATGGGGACAACCTCCAGAACCGTACATCCCGGTAAGGTAGGAGTTCCTGATATGAGAGCACTAGTTGGTCTAGAAGAGAATGTTAAGCCTACTTATACTAGGGACGAGCACACACTTTTTGAGAACACCAATAAAGTTCGCATGTTAGTAGAGCAAATGGAGAGCAAAGAGGTAGACAAAGATGAAGCATAATAAAAAAAGAAACACAGCTTTTATTTACGAAACGCTTTCAAGAGAACTAACAAAGGCAATTGTTGATAAGGACAGCAGCAGAAAAGCGACTGTTCTTACGATTATCAAAGAAGGTTTTGGTGGTAAGACGATCTTGGCCGAAGAACTCACTCTTTACAAGCACTTACTTGAAACAAGACACATTCACGAGAATCTCGCTGATAGAATTATGCAAGAGACAAAGTCAGCTTACTCCAAGCTAGACTCCACAGAGATTTTTGATGCACAGTCCCGAATGATCGCGGCTATCAACAAGCAGCTGGGCCAGGATGTATGGTCTAACTTTGTTCCAAACTTTAAGTCGCTTGCCTCAGTAAACGCTATCTTTAACACTAAGACTCCTATGAAGAGTAAGGTTTTATTTGAGCAGGCTATCGTTGATGCAATGAGCGTTGAACAGACACTTACTGAATCAGACAAGATGGAGTCCTTGGATAATCTAGCTTATAACTCTTTTATTAAGAAGTTTAACGAGAAGTACACAGGTCTTCTTAAAGAACAGAAAGATCTTCTTAATCAATATATTACAAGCTTTGCAGATGATGGGTTTGAACTTCGTATTTACTTGAACGAAGAATTGGAAAGGCTTAAGAGCTTAATTAGTGACGCGAGTCAAAATACAGTTGAGCCTCTCATTTCGCAAAAACTAAACGAAGTGTCCGAGTACCTTGAAGAGTTCCGTAAGCGCGAGTTTACAGATAACGATCTAAACAAGGTTCTCAAAACACAAGAACTTGTTCAGGAACTAACTCAAAATGATTAAGATCAAAGTCGGTGGACCACAGGCAACTGTTGAGCTTCAGGCGCGCAAAGCCCTTGATGGTTCGCTTCTTATTATGGATCACAACAAGATTGATATTGCCGTGATGCCAAAGCAAATGAAAGTTGTGACCGTCCCAAAGACCAATACGTCCGAGGACGTCTATGCTTATCAGGACCGGCTCCTAGAGCTTCTTGCAGATAAGGGTATCATTGACCGTTCTTCTATTCAGGGCGGAAATGTTTTTCGCTCCCTGGAAGGTAAGTTGTTTGAGAACGATGATATCAATCCTTTGCAGGCTGCGACATTTGTAATCGCAGAGTTTATTGAGTATGAGGCAGAACACGAAAAGATTGCCGACGAATACGAGAAGGAGTTGGAGGATATGTATACACGTCCATCCGACCGCGACTCCACCGAATACGGCGAGGTTCCACAGTATGCCGAGAAGGGCTCTATGCGTCCTGGCTACTACTATTACCCACTACGCAACAGGTACTAAGTTATGTCTGATATGAAACTTATAATGGAAAACTGGCGTAACTTCCAATTAAATGAGATCTCTGGAAATGATCCTGTAACATACGGACTTTTAAAAAGTATTTTAAAGTTAATGACCGGAATCAAACAAGGTCTTACTGGTGACGCACTCGCGAACGCATCTGGTATATTTAATTTTGTTGCCGGTGGAGATGCCGCTGATTTAGTTAAGGCTTTTGCTTCTGTTGTCAGCGAAGGCGAACAAAAAGAGCTATTGTCGGAGGAGCCGATAACTATTGGAATGGTGCTTCTGGGCTTTAAGGCTTTGGGAGCTATTAGCACCGGTGCCAAGCTTGTTGGTCTCGGTAAAAAGCTTTTTAATAAATTAAAAGGAGAGCCCACGGAGAAAACTGATAAAGTTCCTTTCCTTGATCTTTTTAATTTGGATCCTAAATACGCAGAAATAATTGATGATAGGATTGAAGAAGAATATCTAAAATGGTGGCTTTCTCAAATAGATGCAAAGCCTGATGACGATGAGGTAGAAGCAGCCGATTTAGATGTTAATTTAAATCTTGTTAAATTTTTAGATTCGGAATATGGACGCCAACTGACCGGACATACTGCTCCGGGGGTTGCTGGAAGCGGCACCTCAGCAGATTTTAAAGCGATCAAGAAAGCTGCAAGAAAGAAGCAACTTGCCGGCGTGGGCGGAAAGCAGCTTTAATTAATGGAACTATTACATTTTGTTCTTGCCGCTTATGGCATGACCTTCATTATTGTTCACGGACACATCTTCAATAAGATACGACCACCCTGCGCAGCTTGGGGTGGCTTCGGACGTTTATTTCACTGTTGTTTGTGTATGGGATTTTGGGTTGGAGTGTTTCTCTGGGGCATAAGTCCATATACAGAACTATTTAATTTTGATCGTACACTTG